TTGTATTTTAGAATGTAAATAATAATAAAAATGTAAATTAAATTAAATTATGGAAACACAAAGTAACTTGAATGATCTGAGAAAACAATTCGCAGATTACAAAAACGCAAACAAAAATCAAGGAAACAAAAGAAAGACGAGTGAAGAGATACTGGCAAAGTATTTCACGCCTCGTGCTGACAAAGAAACTTTCCGAATCTTACCTCCCCTTGGCAAGAAAAAGCACATCCAAGAAGCGTATTTTCACACAGTGAATACCAATATCGCAGGTGGTAAGAAAAGAATGACCAAAATTTATTGCCCCGCTCACAACGAACCAATGGTTCCGCAAATGGTGAATGGCGAACCAGTTACCGACCAAAACAATAAAGTTGTAATGGTTCCGGTTAAATGTCCTCTATGTGAGAAGTCAAAGGCAATCTTGAAAACTCAAGACCCCTCTCTTAAAGGAATTAAGAAAGATGACATGACACCTGCTCAATTGGAAATTTTTGAGAACAACAAAAAAATCTTCATGGATGCCAGCAAATGGGAAGCCAAGCAGTTTTATATTGTTCGTGGAATTGACAAGGGTAAGCAAAAGGACGGTGTGAAGTTCTGGAGATTCAAACATAACTTCAAAAGCCAAGGAGTTTTCGATAAACTTCTTCCGGTTCTTGCTGATTATATCGAAAATCAACAAGCCGATTTCACAGACATTGAAAAGGGTTCTGATTTGTCAATCACCGTTACTGATGGTGTGTGGAATAACAACCCTTACAAGCAAGTAAGTGCTATTACGACCAAGGGACCATCTAAACTTCACGAAGATGATTTGGTTGTACGTCAATGGTTGGAAGACCCAATCACTTGGAGAGATGTTTTCGTTCCACGTAAAGCACCTCATGTTGAACCACCAGAATATCTTGAAATGTTGGCAACAGGGACCGACCCATATTGGGACGATAGTGACCCACAAGACAAAAAATGGGTATATCCGGGTCGTCCAGATTTGGAAGCCAAAGCGAATACTCGCACAGATAGTCTTGATGCTGATGACAACAGGAATTTCCGACAAGCATCTGATGTTTCAAACGATGGTGTAACTATCAGTAATGTAACAGAAAAGCACGTTGGGCAATTTGTTGACACTGGTACAGATGTTGGACAAGAGGTTAGGAACAATGTTGAAGTTGCACCAACAACTATCGACACACCAGATGAAAATGACCAAATTCCGGTTACTGGTGAGGCAGATATGAGTCCTGAAGATAGTGGTGGAGATGGTGATGGTTTTGATGACCTCCCATTTTAAGTTAAGAATAATCAAATAAACAAAGGGGGTTTTCGCCCCCTTTGTTCTCTAAATACAAATCTAAGATGGCTGAAAAGAACAAGGTTCCGCAGAACCAAAAAACACGCAAACCAACAGCAAAAAAGAATTTTTCATTAGACAATTATAAGAAGAAAAAGGGAAGTGAAGATGTGCCACAAAAACCGTTAAAGTGGTTGAAATTGTCAAAGGCACTTCAAAAAGCAACCGGACTGCCCGGTTTTCCAATGGGTTATGTTTCTCTTGCACGTGGATTTACAAATACAGGTAAATCAACAGCAGTTTCAGAAGCAGCCGTAGCAGCACAACAACTTGGTATTGCACAAAAAGAAGCGGGAGGAAATGAAGTTTTACCAATTCTTATCAATACAGAGGGTAATACCAGCGAAAAGAGATTGCTGATGATGGGATTCGATATGGCGTTACCTCATATCTTCATTGACAACGAATATATTCTTGATAATTTTGGAAAGAAGCAAGACGCTAAAAGGAATGAAGCAGCAATCGAAGACCTTGCAATGTGTATTAAGGATTATCTCATTGACCAAGCCAATGGCGAACTACCTTATGATCTTGTATTTCTGATTGATTCAATTGGAACATTAGATTGTATTAAAACAATTAATGCACACGAAAAGAACACATCCGATAACAACATGTGGAATGCCGGAGCATACGAAAAAGCATTTAAGTATCTCTTAAACAGTACAATTCCGAGTAGTAGAAAAGAGGGTAAACCATACACAAATACATTCATAGCAGTTCAGAAAATTTGGATTGATAATATGGGTGCAGGTGTTGTTAGACACAAAGGTGGAGAAGCAATTTTCTATGGTTCACGATTGGTATATCATTTCGGTGGTGTTGCAGCACATTCAACTAAGGTTGTGAATGCACAAAGTAAAAATCGTTCTGTTGCATATGGAATTGACACTCACGTTAAGGTGAATAAAAATCACGTTGATGGTGATCTTGGTGGCATTTCTCTTGAGGGTGAAATCATGTCAATGCCTCATGGGTTTATTTTCAAAGAGGATTTAGATGCATATAAGAAAGATCACATTCTTTATTTCAGAAACATTCTTGGTGATGAAATCAATCCAGAGGATATTAAAGATAAGTTTGTGAAGAATAAGGCAGCAGATGAAGATGCTGGTCAGACGTTTAATGAGTTTGTAGAGGGAAGTAAGGAATGAAAATAAGGACTTTATTGGTAGATTCTTCATATCTTTTGAAGAGATCGTATCACGGTGCAAGTGAAACGTATACCGATAGTTTTGGACACATTGGTGGGTTATTCCAATTTTTGACCACGACCAGAATGTTGATCACACAATATAAGATCAACAAAGTGGTTTTGGTTTGGGATGGAGAAGATGGTGGATTTCAACGTTTTTTACTTGATAACGCATATAAATCGAATAGAGAAGATAAGTCGTGGGGAACAAGAATTGAATTAAGTGAATCGGAAGTAAGACGTGAAAAGAAGAAGAAGGAATCAATTTTAAAACAACGAAAACGTATTCAGGCGTATGCAGAAGAATTGTTTTTGAGACAGATTGAAGTTGAAGAAATCGAAGCGGATGACATAATTGCTCAATATTGTTTGGATTATAACAACAAAGAAGAGATTTTCATTTTTACAAACGATAGAGATTTTGCACAATTGTTGGATTTAAACATTACAATAATTTTCGGCAACATTGATACACCAATTACTCGTAAGAATTATTTTCATTTCTTCGGATATACATATCAAAACGCACTTGTGATGAAAATTATTGGTGGAGACCCTGCTGATGGTGTGAGAGGTGTAGGTGGAATTAAAGAGGGTACGTTGTTGAAACTTTTTCCGGAACTTAAAGTAAAGAAATTAACAGTAAGGGAAATTTGTATATTGGCAGATGAAATGAATCGGCAACGAGTTTCAGAAAAGAAGAAACCTCTGAAGTCTTTGGAATCTTTGTTGAACAACATTGGTAGGTTAAAAATCAATTTTAAACTCACTAATTTACGTGATCCTTATCTAAATGAGCAAGCAGTTGAAGAATTGTCACAGTTGGAAATGCCATTATCTCCAGAAAATAGAGGACATAAAAATTTATTGAAGATGATGCAGGAAGACGAATTTTTATCCATATATAACAGTGACTTTGTTAGTTACGTCAAACCATTCTATACGGTTATTATGAGTGAAAAACAATTGTTGGAAGATTATTACAAAAAAAACAAAAATGCTGAATAAAAACGTAGCATTTTACAAGCAATCTGACTATATTTGTCAGTAGTATAAACATTATAAAATTACTAAAATGGGCGATAAAAGCGAGAGTAAAAATGAATTTAAATTTTCTTTATATCAAGAAGATGTTTTGTTGTGTGAGAAGGTATTTGATGCTGACTTGTTTAATCCATTTACAAGGTATTCCATCGATATAAGAAATTTGTTGCCTCAAGCAATAACAAGATTTCAAAGGGTTCTGTCGAGAAAACAGTATGATGTCGAATTATATGGATATGATTCGTTCGCATTCTATAAGGACGGATTAGGTCGTGGACAGAAAAGATATTCGCCAACCGTTAAGGAATATCAGATCGATACGAAAACCATTCGTGGTGTTGAATGTAAACTTGGTCTTTATATATGTAAAGACGATGTTGAGAATCCTATTGTTGAAAGGATGTTCTATGTTGATGGGTTTAATCCAGTAGCACGTTTCTCTACTGATGTTATGGATGAAGTATTATATGTCACCCAACAAATTTTTGACAGAATTTTGAATGATGATGTTCATAATATGTGGGATGATTATGATCTAATCAACAAGGGTGGTTTCACTATCAACCAAATCCGAGAACTTTCCGCTTATAAAAGGGCAGACCTTTTAAGAAGAATCAGGGCGTAAAAATTAATTTATTGGAAAAGGGGTTATCTATTGTGGTAATCCCCAATTCACATACCATCCAATTCATGAGTGAAAACGTAGTAAACACATTCTCAGAATATTTAGGTCCGGATTTTCAACAGAAATTATTGTGGCAATTATTGGTCGAACCCGAATTTGCCGAAAAAACAATTCCAAAATTATCCGTAGAGTATTTCGATGACGACAACATTAAACGTTTGTTTATTATAATTGTTGAGTATTTGAACGAAAACGGAAAGTCACCAAACCTCCAGAATAAAAGTATTCACCAAGCAATCTTTACTTATAAGACACCGGGAAACGATGTTGAAGAAGAAATATTGCTATCAGTTATTGATAGGATTCGTGTATGGAATGAAAGAGTTATCAACAAAAACATTCAAAACGATGGAGATGTTGTTCAAAATGAAACCAACATTTTCATAAAACAACAAGAATATCGCAAACTTGGTGAATATATTTTAGATAAGGTTAGAAAGGGTGATATAAAAAACAAACAAATTGTTTATGATCTCGAAAATAAAATCGAAAATATAAATTCAATTGGTGATGAAGAAGATTTTGGTACGGAAGTAATTGAAGGTATTGAAAACGCACTAAGGAAAGAATTTAGACAAACCATTGCAACAGGGATATATGCAATAGATGCCGTGACAGGGGGTGGTCTTGGTCGTGGAGAATTTGGTTTGATATTGGCTCCCTCCGGGGTTGGCAAAACTACTGCACTTACAACAATTGCCAATACAGCATATAATGGTGGTAATAACGTTCTTCAAATAGTATTCGAAGATACAGAAGATCAAATAAAGAGAAAACACTATGCAATCTGGTCCAAGATTGGTCTTGAGGACATGGATGAACATGCTGAAGAGGTTGCAAGCAGGGTTTATGATAGGATCGAAAAGATTGATGGTGGTAGATTGGTGATTAAAAAGTTTAGTCAGGAAGATACTACGTTGCCGGATATCAAAAACTGGATTGAAAGATACCAAAAGAAATTTGGATTCAAATTCGACATTGTTGTTCTTGATTATTTAGATAAACTTGAGCCACATAAGAAGTCACCGGATAGAAATGAAGCAGAATTGTCTATTGTAAAATCGTTTGAGGCGATGGCAAGTGATTATAACATCCCTTGTTGGACAGCAATTCAAACGAATAGAAGTGGTTTCGGTGCTGAATTTGTCACTGCACACCAAACAGGTGGTAGTATTAAGAGGATTCAAATTGCACACTTTGTAATGTCAATAGCAAAGACTGATCAGCAAAAAGAGGGTGATTTAGCAAACATTATGATTATGAAAGCAAGATTTGCTAAAGATGGTCATATGTTCCAGAACTGTATCTTCAACAATAATACAATGGAGATCAGAATTACCGATGAAAAATACATGAGTGGTTTGAAATTGAAGAAGCATACAGCAGAAGACCTTAATAAGTTGGAGAAGAAAGCAGCAGAAGTAAAATTGCATTCAGAGATTAGTCAACATCTTCCTCCGGATGCCACAGTTGGTGATATGGTGAAAAATGAGGG